CTGCTCTTGCTCATTTACCTGTTTAATCTGTCCTTTTCTTTGCTCAATTAAACTGTTTTTAAAATCTAATTCATTCTGAAGCCTATAAGCTTTATCAACATCATCTAATGATTTATAAACTCTATCACCTTTGCTATTTACGGTGTATTGTGTTAAATGTTCAATATATTGTTTTAAAAAGTTAACCCTCTTTTTATAGTTTTCTAACTCTTCTTCTAATTTTTGGATAGTTGCTAACATTGTTTAATTATGTTTTATAAGTTCTATTTTTGCATCTTCTGGGATACTTCCAATGGCTATTTGCCATTGCATTAAGTCCTCACCAATATTTATTAATTCCTCTTCATTATCTGTTTCTTTGTTCACTAGAAAAAAGTAATCTATGTCCTCTTCCATAATTTAATATTATGAATCATTTTCTATGCTCACAAATAATGTTACTATCTATTAATACTTTAAAGCCTAACTTTTGCATATCAGTAAATATAAAAGTATCACTAAATGCCCTTTTGTTAAGTCCTAAATCCACTCTAAAGTAAACCAGTTCTAAGGCTTCTCTTCTAAATAAAGTACATCCTATCCCTGTTGCTGTTATCTTTGCATCAGGGTCTATTAATATTTGATTAAGAGGTAAAACACCCTGACCCATAATATCAATACCATGAGACCTTTCTAATATCTTTTCACTTCTTACTGCTCTATAATCACTAGTAGATGTTAAACATAATGTAGGCTCACCTCTCATAATCTCATAAGTACAAGTAACAGCACCAGCTCCAGAACATTCCGCATAGCTTACAAGCTTTTCTAATATACATTCACCTGTAAATACATCAGATTCAATCATCATTAAATAGTCATAATCACCATTTAAAAAGTATTCTCTTATGATGTTTTGATGTCTGGCTAGCTCTTCTCTAAAGTCACCGTTTAATGGCTCATGAATAGCTTTAATACCTCTTTTATGGAACTCTTTAACATGGCTCTTATCCTTACTGTTATCTACTACAAAAATATCGTATAAAGGATATGTAAAGGTTGTTATCTGCTTTACAAAATCATCTAAACAATAATCTTTAACTGAAGATGTAGGGAAACCTATTAGTGTTTTAGGGTAGTTCATATTAGATTTAAAATAAACATTGAGAATATTGAAAACATAATTATTAAAATTGAAATAAAATCTCTGTTAGTCATTTTGTTTGTTTTTAAAGTTTGCTCTAATATAATAAATTTTTAAAACATTTATAGTCTATCTAACATTTTATCAATTAATCCTTCATCATTATCAAAATCTACAATTTCCGCCCATTGTTCTTTTGCCTGAAAATGAATGATTGATATCTGAATAAAGCTAGGTGTTATCGCTACTATCTGATAGTTCTTATAAGCACCTGATATTTCCCAATGATAAAAAGCACAAGCTTCTAAAATCTCTTTTAAAAACTCCTCTTTATTCATCTTTTACGATTCTTTTTCATTGCATCATCGTGAGCCTGTTGCTGTAACTCTGCTTTATACGTTTCTTCTGCTGTTTCTATGCTTATGAACTCTAACACCTTCCAAAGATTTGTAGCATAAACACTATCTAAAGGAGTTTTGTTTTTCTGATTGAAAATACCCTTTTCAGCAATCTTATAAGCTTTGCTTTGCCAGTAAAGATTCTTAACAATGGATTCACTTTTTGTGCCTGTGCTTTTACCTTTTTTTCCGTTAAAGATGTTAGCATAGACTTTTGTAATTTGTTCGTATGCTCTTGCAAAAAAAAATAGCCTTTATACGCTTCAGATATTGTAAGATTCTCAAAAGCCTTTGCCCTCATATCTATTATATCTTCATCGTATTGCTCATCCTCTGATTCTCGAAATAGTATTGCGGTAATCTTACTTAGGTAACTCCACTTTCTATATTGCTTAGATTGAAACAAAGTACTTAATGCTTGTGATTCTGAAAAATGCTTATAAGTAGCACCTCCTAACATCTTTTCAATACCTCCAGCAGTTTTAACTGATTTAATTAATACGTATTGTGTTTTGTTTAGTGTAATAGTATCAGAAGTACCTATATCATCCTGTGATGGCTCTCCTAAGAACTTAGCAACCAGATTAAATATTTCAATAAGGCTTAACTCATCAGCTTTATTAACGCTTATTTCAGATTCTAAAAACTCTCTAGGTATATCGCTAAACATCTCTATCCAATCAACATAAAAGCCTAGTAGTTTAGAATCACTTACAGGTTCATCTTTATCTGAATAGATGTAATTGGATAACCATTTAGGCATAGCATTAATGTAATCTTGTGCCATGCCCATATGTTTAATAGTGTTATCTTTCCAATCGTTTCTAATGTAGTATGGTTTATTTAGGATAGTTACTTTCAGCATTATTGGATAATGTTTCTAGCAATAAATATTAAATCTTGCTTTACTTTTCCTAACCTAGCACAAGCAACTGTACTTAGTTGTTTATTACGCTCTTCTACAATAGTTTTATCAATAAACTCTGCTATTTCATTTAGCTTATCTTTTAACTCTACTTTAACAGGCTTCTTAGCCTTTGCTGCTGGCTTTTTAGCCTTTACTTCTTTCTTTTCCATGTTATAAATATAATAAAATTTTAAACTGTATTTATCCCTTCTTAAAATACTTACTCTTAGGTTTAATATCAATAAGCTGTTTAATATCATCCTTACTTAACTGGCTGTAAATACTTCTAAGCTCCTGAAAGTATCCTGATGGCTCATGCTTATATTTACCATCTGTTAATAATCCTATTCTCCTGTAATTAGATACCTCTAACCTAATTAGTTTATCTAATAAATAATCTTTGCTGTTAATGTTCATTTCTTAAATAGCTTTTTAATAAATAAATAAACCTTTTCACAAAAAAATAAACAGCTTGTGAATATGGCTAATATTAATAACAGAAACATAAAACAGTTCTCATGCTTAATCTTAAATCTTTTATCTTTTTTCATTGTTAGCTTGTTTGAATATCAAATATAATAATAAAATTGTAATACAAAAGAAAAAGTTATGCAACAGCTCTAACTGACTTCTTAGCAAGCTCAAAATATTCACGCATCATAAAACAATCAGCATAATCTGGTGAGCGTCCTATGCTCTCTTTAATCTTATCCTTTGCAATTATACCTAACTTGTTTTCATCATTATCAGGGTTAGCCTGTTTGATACTTGCTAACTCTTCTTTTAACTCTTGCCAGCATTTATTTGCAACATTAGGAGCAATATAGATACCATAATCATTAACCCTGTCAGCACTCTTAAAATAACATTGAGCCTTTAAGTTTTTATAGTTTTCATTTTTAAACTTATTAACTATTGCTTTAGCGTTATTCGTAAAACCTTTTGAACCTTTTAAGACATCAACAGCACCACCACCTACACCATCTTGGTCTAAAACTATATTACTTCTTGCAACATTATACTTATTTGCCATTTGTCTAATAGTCAATACAACTTCATCAATACCAGATTTATCTATTATATGAATATCAGATAAAACAAACCCTTGCCATACCATTATAACAGTCTTATCAGCTCCAAACCTAGCAACATCACAAGTAATAAAAGCCTTTCCTTCAGGCTGTATAAATTCATTAGTAAGTAAGTTATCTAAACCATCATCTGAGTAAATTCTATTAGGGTCATTATCATAATCCCAATTACCTAGTAAAAGCCTTTCTTTTTTAGATTGGTCTTTAATAGATTTAAGGTTAATAATATACTCTTTATCTATGTATGGGTTATCTGTTACGTATGCTTCTATAAATGCCTGTGAAGATGGTAATTTATTTGCTCTGAATGGCTGTATAAACTCTTCATACATCCAGTTCCTTTTTGGGTTACAGGTAATTAATAGCTTAGGTAGTATATTGTATTCAGTATTGTACCACCTTCCTATTCTAGTCCTAAGTACATCATAAGCACCGAAGTTTATTTCTCCACCTTCTTCAATCCATCCACCTGTATATTCTAATGAACCAAACCTCTCATACATTGGGTCTGATGGCTTGTATTGTAAATCTAATAAGTCTATCCTTGAGCCATTAGGTAATTCTATAAAGTTGTCTTGTCCTTGATACCTCCAGAAGTCATGAGGTAGGTTATGATGTTGCCGTACTTTTAATAGTGTTTGATATGTAGAAGCTCTTAACCTTTTTAACTCTTCTCTACCTATGAACCATTTAGTCTTAGGATAGCGTAAACAGTTTACTAATAACCATTCACAGCCTAACCATGATTTACCACCACCAGCAGCACCACCGTAAAGAGTTTCTTTAGTAATGCTATCATTTAGTTTATTGTATGCTTCATGCTGTTTTTTGGATGGATTAATATTAATCTCCATTAGGTAGGTTGTAGTTTATTTTTATTTCTCCAGTATGAGTATTATCGTTTTTGTTTTCTTGTTTGTCAGCCCAACCGAATCTGTTTTTCATATTCATATACCAACCAGTATAAGAAAAATCCCTGTTATCTAATTCTGTACGTCCTTTTGATAACCACCATGCCTCACAATATCTCTTACACTTTTTTATG